AAAGAAGAACTTTGAACTATTGGTATAAAATCACTTGATACAACTACACTATCCGGATTTAAACCACTAATTGGTATGCTTTGTAATGACATATTTTTATATTCCTTTTAAGTATAAGTATTACATATCGTATAATGCCACCCATCCATTATTTATTAACGTCTGTAAATTGTTTAATGCTGTACTATCGGGTGCGCCATTTCCTCTTATATCAACTGTTCCGCTAATCATACTAGCAGATAAGCTACTAGATGCTAAATTAGCTGTAATATTCTCCAAAACTGTCGAATTAAGACTACAACTTTGTAAAGATAAATATAAAACTCCTGTCGGTATGCTCGGTAAACTACCTATATTTGGACAATTATTGAAAGAAAGATAACCCAATTGAGCAGGTAAAGGTGTTAGTGAAAAGTTTAATAATGAAGTATTATTATTCATTGACATAGTAACTATGGTATCTGGAAGGGCAGATGGTAAAACTTGTATCTGATTATTATCAGCCAAAAATGTATATGACCCTGATGGAAGAACACTTGGTAGTGAAGTCAGTTGATTTAAAGAACAATTCAAATATGATAATGTTAATGGTAAATTTAAAGATGTCAAATTGTTATTTGAGCAATTTATATACGACATGGATGTTGGAAAATTTGGTAATGATGTTAAGAAATTACCATCACAACTTAGAGTACTTAACGATGAAGATTGGAATGTGTAAAACGATGCCAAAGAGCAATTTGAACATGATAGAGAAGTTAAAGAATTAGGTACACCACTCAATATTGATAATGGATTATTTGAAAAATTTGATTCTGTGACGCTATTCAATGTCCAATAATAATACATTGATGTCAAACCTTGGTTAATGGCATCTAATGTAAATATTTGTTTATTAAAAGACATTGTGTAAAATAAACCTGTAATATAATCCGTAAAAGGACCACCATCTGTGGATGTAAATGTGAATACAACAGAACTAGATGGAAACACACTTAAACTTAATGGAACATTTACATAAGAATTTACCGTGTCACTTTGACTGGAAATTTTAAATCGAACAGTTCTCGTTGGTTCAATTTTAATATTATTTGATGAACTCACAAATAACATATAAGAACCATAAAAACTTGATTGCCCCATTAAGGAAAACGGAGTTTCTATAGTTCCACTAGCATATTGATTATCCCAAGTATATATAATAGGGACATTCACTGATATTGGAGTTGAATCCAACAAAGTCTGGAATCCTGTATTTCTATCCATTGCGGAAAGATATACAATTCCATTTGTAGGAACTGATGATGTAAAAGGAACAATTACAGTTCCCATAGCTTCAATGGGTGTTATGGCCTCTGCTGCTGTGGACCACAATATATCTACATCATCAAGTTGTGCCATATTAACTGATTGAGTATATGCTAAAAAGATACCATAATTAGCCATTATATTAGCTATGACTTGTGCAGCCATAGCATAAGATGATGTTCCATTAGTTGAAGAAAATATCAAATAACTAGACGACCCCGGAGCCGATTGTTGAGCATAAAGAGCATATGAAGCTGTAGCTGTTGGTCCTCCAGCAACATAAGACGCAGTATCAGATGTAGTCGAATGCTGTACATTTTGAGTGGTTATAGCATACGATGCCGTTCCATTATTACTTCCACTATTATAAAGTAAAAAGATAGCATTTTGAGCAGTATTTGATGTGAAAGAAGTTATAGCATATGATGCCGTTCCATTGGGCACACCTGAATAAAGTAAATACGAAGCAGTAATGGAAGTTGCTCCTCCTGACCCACTCATAGCAAATGAAGCAGTCAAAGCATATGAAGAACTATTTGCAAGCAGAGCAAAAGAAGCGGTATCTGATAATGAAGATTTATTTGAATAACTTGATGAAATTACCGTTCCATGTACTTCACTCCCCAAAATATATGAAGCTGTATCAGCATTTACTGCATAAATTGCATAAAGACTTCCACTTGCATTCAACCACAATGCCAAATCATATGCTTGAATTTTTTTTGATTCATTAGCACTTATATCTACAATAAGAAATATATCATTTGGTTGAACTTCAGGTGCTGTAAGTTCCACTAACTGTGTTAATAATTGATTTCCTATATTTGGCATAAAATTGTTATTATTAGTAATATCCTATTAAACGAATCGTTGTTCCACCATCTGCTGTTTGTGTCACACTGAATTGAAATGTTAAAGGACTAATTGAAGAAAGAGGAAAACTTCCTTGTGCACCAACTGCTACATTATCACCACTGCCTGCTGAACGAAATGCTATCAATACATAATTTGAAGCAGTAAAAAAGGAATCTGGTCTTATATAAACAAATCCGGTAGTATTTGTATTACCATTTACAGACCATGCATCTAAAATAACCACGCTGGTTCCAACCGGAATATAAGGACTACAATCAAATGTTGTAAATGCAGATTGTCCTGTACCAGAAAAAATAGTAACGGGTGCTATAAAAGTAGGAGCAAATCTTGGGCCATTGTAAAAACTTGCTGTCTGTGCGGTATTACATGATATTGCTATACTTGAAGTATCAGAATATAATGACGTATTGGAATATGATGATGTATTGGAATACGATGCTGAAATAGTAGTGAGCGACGTTACAGAATACGATGATGTTCCATTATTACTTCCACTGGAATAAATTAAAAACGCGGCATTTTGAGCAGTATTTGATGTAAGGGAAGTTATAGCATACGAAGCTGTACCATTAGGTGTTCCAGTATATGACAAAAATGAAGCAGTATTAGCAATATCTGATGTAATTGAACAAAATGCAGAATATGAAGAAGATGATGCTGTAATAGCATAAGAACTTGTATCAGCAAGACTCGCCCAACTTGATGATATAGATTGTGACGCATTAGTAGCAAGAGGTATAATACCATCAATACCACTAGCCAAAATATAAGAGGCCGTATCTGCATGAGCAGAATCATAAGCCAAAAAACTTCCACTACTTTCAATAAATAGTAATAATTGTCCTACTGGAAGTTGTTTAGACTCCCGTTGACTCATATCTGTGACTAGAAAAACATCATTTGGTTGTATTTCTGGTGCATCTAATTCCAGTAAGGAAGATACTTTTTCATTATCAGACATAATATAACCTATAAATAGACTCTCAAATCGTTTTTTTAACTTTTTTGACAATGAATTGAACCAATCCACTTCTTACAATATCATTATCGGTAAATCTAAACACTTGAATTCCATTAGCTCTCGATTCTTCATCATCAAAATAAGATATCATTTTAAGAAATCCGGTTTTACCGTTGAGGTCCGATTGTTCAGGGTCACCCAAAATAAACATTTTACTAAATTCTCCTACCCTAGTAATCAATGTAAATAATTCTTTAAAAGTCATGTTCTGCGCTTCATCAGAAATTATTACTCTAGCATTCCAATTTAACCCTCTAAGAAATCCAACTGGGATAGATGAAATTCTATTTTCTTTTTTTAAAATATCTATATCATTTTTTGGTAATAATTCTACTAATTTATCCGTTAAAGGAGCTAAATATGGTGCCATTTTTTCGTCAGCTTCTCCGGGTAAGAATCCAAGTTTAGCTTCTGATGATTCTACTGCTGAACGAATGTAGATTAAATCACTTACTTTTCTTTGATTGACCAGTGTAAGTGCAGCATATATTGCCATATACGTTTTGGACGTGCCAGCAGGCCCATATACGAATACAATTTTTGTATTCTTGTCCATGGCAATTTCCAAAAAATTTTTTTGCTTTTCATTAAGATTTCTTTGATAAATTGATAGAAGATTTTTAATCTTATTTCGTTGTGGGATAATAGGGCTTATGTCCTTAACTTCATTAGTGTCGATTCGTTTGGTTTTCATCAGTATTTATTACGGACTTTTCCTTTAGAATTTTCTGTAACTTGACTACCTTTGGACAATATTCGTAAGCTTCTTTTTCTACATAGTAAGAATAAATATTGTTAAGGTTAGTCAAATAATCTCTCTCTGATAATGTTATAACAAAGTCAGAATTTTTAAACTGAAATACTTCAACAAGAGGTAAATTATGTTCAATAGCAAACGCAATCATGTTTATGACTTGCTCCATCATGTCAAACTTAAACTTTTTGGAAAAAAATTGCAATTCCTTATTATCAGATGGTATAACATATAGAGTTGGTATATTTTTATTATTTTTTTCTACCATATCTTCATTGAATAAATATCGGCAAAGACGTACAAAAAGAAAAAACGTGGTAGATTTCTCTACCACGTTACGTATAAATTTAGATAAATATTTTTATTTTTTTACCAAATGCGATGCTTCTTTTTATCATATTGAACGATTTCAATTTTCGTTCCATCAGGCCAACGACTGATTACTCTGTTCCAAAAATTCATTTCAGAAATTGCCCTTGGGTCATCCCGTTCTGGATAATCTTTGTCAGATACTCTTAATCCACCACGAACAATAACATAACGTGGCGCTGTATCTCCCGGCGACCAAATAATTTCCTCTTGTTTCATTATTTCGGCTATGGGTACTTCTAAAGTAAGGATTTCATCTGATTGCATTTCCTTTGTTCTTTTTTTGTTTGACATAATTTGCTCTTATTTGTTTGTTTAAGAAATTTACAATCGATTGTGCATCTGCTTTTTCTATTATTACATCATCACCACTAAGGTCTTTTCCACGAATTAAGTCCCAAACAAGTTTAAGGCGGTAAGAAAAAGAAAGTGGACATGGAGATTGATTCCATACGGAAACATAAAAATCAGGTTCTACACCTTCTTCAATCCAATAATCATCGTAAGTAATTTCCAGAATATGCCCATGGCATTTACAACGAATCAGCAATATTTTATCATCCTTTATTACAGGCATAATTATATCATATCACAGGTCTGTTAAAAGTCAACACTATTTCATTTGTAGCAATGATACTTATAATAGTGAAAAATAATAGTGGATATACTTGTTTCGACAATATGAAATTTCATGTCGGATGTTTAATCCGCGTTAGCAGTCTTCTATTGCACAAAAAAATTCTCCCATCTGAATATTTCAGACGGGGAATGTTTTTTATTCATGGAATTATTAGAGCTTTTCTTCAGCTTTAACATAATGCCACCTGTCATATTCTGACCTACATGCTGTATAATCAGCAGTATGAATTATGCGTGGTAAATTAGTTGATAAATACATTTCAGGATTATATTGTTTTAGATATTTTTCATTGGAATCATTGAACAAACCATCTGATAATTTAATACCAAGGTATTCCTTCCAATCATAAACTACACCATACTTTTGAAGTAGAAATATAGCTCTATCAGTAACTTCCATGTAAGGAAGATTAGGATTCATTTTGTAAAATTCACCCTTCTTATACTTCCAATCTTGGTCTTGTGGAGCATAATATTCACCAAATTCAGGGTCACCAAGTTTTCCTAAATCGTGATGCATAGCTGCAAATACCATTTGTTCATCTGTAAAATCAATATTTGCTCCAGCAATTTCAAATAATTTCTTTCCTGCAAAAGATAATCTGATTACATGCATAACATGTTGCAAATATCCACCCGGATAACACAGATGAAAATGTTCACACATTGATGCAGGTGCAGTTGCTAAAGGTAATCCCAACGAATCTTCTTCATCAGAATACATTTTTAGAAGTTTATCTTTTCTTTTACCAATGAAAGTATCACCAACAAATTTCAAAAATTCTTGGTAATTTTCTTGAATTTCAGCATCAGTCAAATTAGTTTTGTCAATCATATATTTTTCCTTCTGTGAAGCATACTAACACAGATTAAGAGAAAATCAATTTATTATATTGACAATAAAATTATAGCAATAAAACCAAATATTATACCTATAATTTGAAGTATGGTAAGAGTTTCATGAAATATTAAAATACCTATTCCCAATGTAATTATCATATAGCCTACATTCCAAATAGTTCCTAAAATAGAAAGTGAATTAAGCTTTTTTAAGGCTGGTAAAAAACAGATAGAAGTTAAAATATAGAAAAGAAGAGCTAGAAGAGCAAATTTTGAACCACCTATATTAGCAAATAATTTTGAAAAATATTCACCAAATCCATAAAATGTCATTGCTATAACAACTAAAATAAAAACACCCATTGTCATATCTAAATGATACAACAATGGGTTTTTATAATCAACTTATTTTATTTAATGGTTTTATTAAAAATATGGATTTGCCATAATACTTTCAATAGTTCCTTTCGGCATATCATCAAGAGTTTTTACAAACTCTCGCATCATACGAAAACTATGAGGAATCAATTCATCAGGAACATCTTTAACTCTGTCAACAAATACCTTTAATTGTTTAGCTGCCATAACGGCAGCTACATGGGTTTTAGCCATAAGCTGGTCATGCGATTCAGGTGTAAACTTTTTACCCTCTTGATCAGTATCTATTATTTTAGAAACTTTTCCAAATATTTTTATGAATTCAAATTGACAATCTAATCCTGAATCCCATGTATCATTGTTTGTTCCTATATATGTCAAAATTGAATTCCGTTTATCTTCGGGTGTTCGCCTTCCAAATAAAGGATGAATACTTGTAACTCTGTCTGTTGACGAAAGAAGTATATCAGTTGATGGTTTTTGAACCGAACATACATTTATTAGATGTTTATCAGACAATTGTGCTCCCCAAGATGGGTATGCAGATATAGGAATAGCAAGAATAACACTTTCTGCATCATCACAAATTTCAAAATGAGGAGCAAGTAATTCTTTAAGAAAAGAACCAAACGCCCCATCACCTATAATTTTAAGTTTCATAAATCCTTATAAGGCCTTATTTCAAATTGCATGTTTCTATTATTTGGATTAAGCATTTTCAAATCATTTACTCTTTCCAATAATTTTTCTGCTTTAGATAGACTATAACATTTAACATCTGCACCAACATCTGAATCTGCATCTTGAACCCATTTATTCAAAGTTAGATTATAAATTCCATATATGATTGGTGGTTGAAAATTCATAAAGATAAAGATATCAAAAAAAGAAAGAAAAGTCAAGAAGAATATAAAATTGGCGGTAAGTGTAGGATTTGAACCTACGGGTCAGCATTTTTGCCGACCTCCAGTTTTCGAAACTGGCGCCTTAGTCCACTCGGCCAACTTACCGTTTAAATCGTTTTCTGCCATTTCGTCTGCCACAAATGGGGCACTTTTTCCACGGTCTTATTAAGACTCTATCACAACCACACCAAAGAGAAACTTTTCGTGGCACTAAAGTCTTATCCCTATTTGTTTCAGGGTAATCATCGTCATAATAACTCTGATTCATATTACCATTTACTACGGCCTTTACTATAATATTCCCAACAACTATTACAATTATTTGTTGGCGGACTTACAGGAATATAATCTGGATGAATTTTACAAGCAAATGGATTTGTTGATGGTTTTATTGCTTCGATATTAAATTTTTTGCCATCTGGTAATACAAAACCAATTACTACCTTTTCAGGGTTTTTTGATTTTTTAGCAAATAAAAATTTTACCCATTTTAAAAACATTTTATTTATAATTTCAAATAAATTGGCGGATGTGGAAGGATTTGAACCTCCGGGCCGATTTTCACCGACCTCTTGCTCTCCAAGCAAGCGCTATAAGCCACTCTGCCACACATCCTAAAACAACGGATTTAATAACCTGTTGGAATCTCGTCCAACGGCAAAGCCACTGCTTTCGATTGTGGCCTCCTAACACGGTCTTCGGTAAACTTTAATTACCTACTTATTACCCGTGATTGTCCTGAGTATCAAATACGTCAGGATTTAACTGTAGGTATCCGTTGTTAAAATTGGCTGATTACCCATGACTCGAACATGGACGAACGCTTTCAGAGAGCGTCATGCTACCATTACATCAGTAATCAATATTTTGTAATACTCTAAATTGGTGGAGCCACTGGGAATCGAACCCGGATTTTCTCATTGCGAATGAGATGTCCTCCCGTTGAACGATGACCCCATAAAGTTTCCCTTCCGAGAGGAAAACTTCATCTTTCTCACGAAGAGAAAGAATATACTAGATGCGGAATTTACGGTTATCTCCGAAGCTCTTTTTACAACTTACCCCTGTTGAGCGTTTTTAGCGTAGCCACCGCTACGACCTGTTTCGCAGGATTTATTCCCTTTTGGGGTTTTTTGTTTTAACAATATTTAATTGCTGTTACCACATCTAAAACTGGTGGAGCCTAGGGGATTCGAACCCCTGACCTTCTCAATGCCATTGAGACGCTCTACCAATTGAGCTAAGACCCCAATAAAATTTATGACACAGACATAGCCGCGGTTCTGTTTTATCCTTACATTTCTCTAAGCGTGCTATTACCCAGACTTTATAACGAGCAGCACTACTCTTGTCCCTATTTGCACTTGCATCTAATTTGTGGTATTAACGAATCATACCGATTAACCCCTTTCAAGGCTCACTACCAGTTTTTCTCTGGCTACGGCTCGGTTGCAACATTTACTGATTCTCCCAATCATCTGCTGTGATGCCGCGAACTTCCTCTAACACATTTAGGTTAGCGTAAGGTCACTTATGTCACAAAAAAATTTCAAAGAACTCTTTATCTATAAATATAAATCAAATACATAAAAATGTCAAGCCTTAAAACAAAAATCGTGTCAATAACAAAATTTTATTGACACAATTCACTATATAAAATTGGTGCTACCAGAGGGATTCGAACCCACAAGTCCAATTACGGACCCCAACTTCTCAGGCTGGTCTGTATGCCAATTCCAGCATGGTAGCAAATTACACTTCTGGTTCTTTAAATATTCCTTGTTTATATTGTTTAATCAAACTTGGATATTTTTTCAAATCTACAGGTGGTTTAAACCCGGTTGAGGCATTTGCCCTTATACCTATTTCAATTTGCTTTTTACTTCTACCTCTATCAAGTGCAGCTTTCACATAATGACGCAAACACAATCCTTGTTTAAATTGAACACCTGCTGCTTGAGCCTTAATAGTATAAGGTCCTAATTTTTGCTGTTCTATGCATTGTGAACAAATATAAATCATTTTATCTTACTGGTTTTTTGTAACAACAAAATTTGAATTTTTTACCACTTCCACAACCGCACGGGGAATACATTCTGATTTGTTTGTTAAATTCTTCCAATTTGGTCAAATCACGTTTAATTTCGGTGTATTTTACTTGTTCTTCAAGTGGTAATTTTTTAAGATCGTCAAAATTTATTAATTGTCCTGTTTCAGTATTCATTTTACTTTACTGGTTAAGTGGTACCCCTTGCAATGCTTGCATTTATATGGCCTTAGTTCAATTACACCACCAAGAGATTCCATCACTAATGTATAAATATGTTCATTTGCCTGTTCCTTTGTAGAAAAGCGTTTTTTATCTTTACATTCAAACTTAGTAATCATGACAAAAATGTTAAAATAACAGAAATCACTATACTACTAATCAAAATATAAATGAGAAGTTTATTATCATATTTGTAATATAATATTTCTCCTAACATTTTATTTTTCTTGATTTTATTTTCAACCTTTTTTGATAATTCATCAATAAAATTATATAATGTTAACATCCTATTTTTCATAAAATTGGTGTGAGTAGCAGGACTCGAACCTGCGATAAAAACTTCCGTGTAAGGGAAGCGCCGTTGCCGCTGGTGCCATACTCACATTAAAATTGTTTTATTCTCCATCCATATTAAATACAATAAATGGTCGGAGTGGGGCGACTCGAACGCCCGATATCTTGCTCCCAAAGCAAGCGCCATAGCCACTAGGCGACACTCCGATTAAATTAACGAGATACCGATTTACACTCTTTTCTGAGGAACCTTTTAATGTTGTTCTCTACAACGTGGAGTCGGTTGCCCGACAAAGTTTTATTGCTGCGTGTATCTCAAATCATTATTTGTTAGAAACTGACGGAATCCCGATTCTCCACCATCTCTTGTTTTAATTCGTGTCTAAAACTTTAACATATTAGACCCTTATAGTTGCTACTACTAAACTGTGCAATTTATTTATCGTATCTGTACACTACTTTCTAACAAACTTAAACTGGTGCCAGAACAATTCGCTCATGAAACGAATTTGCCTGCAGGGCTATCTGGCATAAATTGGTGGTCACTACAGGAATCGAACCTATCTCTTAATCGTGTGAGGATTTTATTCTACCAATAAACTAAGCGACCTTATTTTTCTTCAAAAATGGATATATCTCCGTAAAAATATGTTAGTAATAAATTTTTAATTTTACTAAGTTTTTCAAAATAATCCAATGAAATATTATTTTTTACAACATTTACATCTTCAGATAATTTTTTTGTTTTATCATTCATAAAATTGATGGCAACTTTTTCCACCAATAAACTAAGCGACCATATCTTAACGTCTAAATACTAAAATTAAAACCACTATCAAAAGAACCAAACCTACTCCACTTCCTATATAGATAGTACTACCAAGTATTGGTGTCAATATCATATTCATAATTTTTCTTTCATTTTTTAATGATAATTTATTTTACCATCTTTCTTTTTCCAATAAATTAAGCTATCGTATATTAAGTATTAGAAAAATCTTCTTTCAATGCTTCTTCCGGTGAAAGTCCATCAATACCATAACTTTCCCAAAAAATATCCCAATCGGTATTATTAATACCCGATTCTAAAAACTTATATTTTTTACGAGCCACTTTTTTGATATTTTCAATCCATAATTTTTTTATATTTTTCATAATCAAGAAATCCTCGTATAACCTGCTGGCGTAAAATTATCCACAATCACTTTAAAAGCAGCTAATGTTCCTTTTACTGTAAGTTCTTTTACCACCGGCTTCTGTTTTTTTTGCTTCTTTTTATTTTTCATAAATTGGCGGAAGCGGTGGGATTCGAACCCACGGACCCCCGTTAGAGGGTCACAAGTTTAGCAAACTTGCGCCATCAGCCTCTCGGCCACACTTCCAAAATGGCGGAAGCCAAGGGAATCGAACCCCTGCCGGATTTTATTCCGGTCCAGTTTTCAAGACTGGCGCAGCAAACCAACATCTACCTGACTTCCATAAACTATCTATAAATATATCAAAAACAGTTAAAATGGCAACAAACTAATTTGATATTCGCAAACCATTTGGAGAAAGAGGTTGGTCTATATTATTAGTAACAGTAAATCCGCAAACCGCTTGAGATAAAAATGGAGACTCAACGCTATTAGAATTTATTAAAGTAATGCCATCAAAAAATTGTTGACCTAAAATCAAACCATCTATAGGAATATCCACATGAGGAGCACTCCAGATTCCGCTTTTGCATTGCACCTGATCATAGGCTGCATAAGTTGTAGTAACAATATTATTAGCACTTAAAGATGCTATAATATAATTTGTATATGTCTGTAATTGTGAACCATAATAAATTTTAAGGTTAACGGGCGATAAACTATATCCCGTCATAAAATGAATAGTTACCATTGCTGAATTAACCAACAATGTTGATAGACATATTAGACAAGTAATCAATATTTTTTTCATAAACTATTTAATCAACTATTCGCAAATTGGTTGGTGGAAAAAGTACTACATCATTAGTTGGGACTGTAGATGCACACATCGATTCCCACATTAATACTTCACTTCCACCTTTCCATATATAACTCATTTTATAATAAAATGGTTGTCCACTTATCAAGCCAGAGATTGGCAATTTAGTATAAAAAGGCATATATTCACCCCGGCAGTATATTGGATTATATCCATTAAATGGAGCATTAGTAATGTATATTAAAGTATTTACTGGAAATGAAATAGAATTTGTATAAGACTTTAATTGTGAGCCATAATAAACTTTAATACTATCTATCATATTGGTTGATGGCATACCACCATAGTATATAGTAAGAGTAGATGAACAAGCTATTGATATAGCTGTTAAAAACATTAAACAAAAAACTAAAATATTTTTCATAAATTTTTTTGGAGCCAGCAGAAGGAATCGAACCCTCACGTCCAAGGTACAGGCTTGGCAGGCTACCGTTACATCATGCTGGCATTTCTTAATTTATCACATCGACGTTCTTTAATTTTCTTTAATTTCTTAATGGCCTTTTCTGAAAAAGTTACTCCACCGATTTGTTCTAACTGAAGTAATGCTTCTTCTTCCGTTGTTAATGGTTGACTTAATCTACCTTTTAATGTTGGCCATGTGGTTTTTACTTCATATCATACTGATTTTATTAAATCTTTCTCTGCTACCCAAAATGAAAAATTGCAATACCAACAATCTAATCCAATTCTGGTTGGTCCTTTAACATACTTTCTTTGTATAAGTTTCACCAAATAATCTTCAAGGTCACGTAATGTTCCACAATTTGGACATTTACACTTAAATTTCATAGCATCCATAATATGTCATTTTCCATCTATTCATTTGTTCTATCACAAATTGTTCAGATTTTCCAATTAGTCCAATCATATCTTCAGCAGAAACAATTTCCATAAATGGATGATATTTTACAAATTGTGATTTTAATTTGTTAAAATTATCTTTAATTTGTTCACACATATCATTATTTTGGCAATTTTTTGAAATGTTTTTCAATCCATTTATCAATTTCTTCTTTATGACTACAATACCAATTCCATCCTGTCGGCGTCATTGGGTCTTTTTCTCCATTAGGTAAAAAAAGAAATGCTGGAACTCCATCTAACCACAATATATTTGTATGTATTTCGTATTTCATGTAGATTGGCTGATGCGGTAAGACTTGAACTTACACCTTTCTGCTTCAAGGGCAGGGGCGCTACATTACACCACGCATCAATAAATTAAGTTTTAACTTCTATAGCAATGGGTGGAAATCTCTCTTTCCATTTCAATTCTGTTTCACCATTAACAAGCTTCAACATATATTCATGAAAACAAAGCAATGAACAAAAGAAATGTTCTTGTTTGTCTGTTTTAGTTCGGTAACAGTGATTACAAAACTCACTTTTATTTAGGGTTAAATCAACACTAATACCGCCCAAAGGTATTGTATCGCCACCACAAGTTTCACATCTTATTACTTGCATCATAACTTTACTCCTGTATTAATTCAGCATAAACAAGAATTAATTGATAAACATCACTCAATTTAGATAATTTAATATCCATATAATTTCCAACACAAATTTTTTCTTTGGATAACCAATCAGAAATTTTTGTTTCTATTTCTTCCAAGGTCGAACCCAAAAACAATTTTACTTTTAATATTCTTATCATAAAATGGCTCCCGCCTACGGTTTCGAGCCGTCACTTATGGTTCCAAAGACCACCGTGCAAACCACTACACCATGCGGGAATTAAATTGGCGGGATGAAGGGGACTCGAACCCCCGGTCTTCTGCGTGACAGGCAGACGCTTTATCCGGCTAAGCTACCACCCCCTAATATTATTTTTGGTCTAATTCATATTTTTCATAAAGATATGATTGAAGAGCATTATAATCTGCATCCCATATCATTTCAGTATCTCCTGAAATTATATTGACCGACATAGGCAAATCCACAGACCATAAAACTCTTGTATTCATTTCCAATGTTATATCTCTTGATGAATTTTTCACTTCATCATAAATAGTAATTCTATCTCTTACTTGATATTTCTTTTGCCCATTCAATTTTGTTACAACAGAACCAACAGGTATTTCTTTAACCGGCAATATAACTTTCATATTGATATTATACACCATTAAAGCATTTATGTCAATTAAGAAATTAAAGAGGATTTCACAGTCGTTCCGGGCGTCCAACATGCTAACCATTTGCACCACCGCCCCAGAGGGGCAGGGAGGAATTGAACCTCCATCTTCGGATTTTCGTCTATCTCTCTATTTCTATCAGGGGATTTCACTAATGCTCCGTCGAGCCGATTCCATTCGAGCAAGAGCTCATCATAACACTTACGATTTGAACGTAACCTCCCTAAACGGGCGTGCTACCGGATTACACCAACATAACCAAGGAATGTCTATCCCTGTTTAGCTAAATAATACAACTTTTTTAATTCATCTATAGATTGTGGTAAAACTTTTTTGTAGTCTCTTAAATTTATGGCCATGGCATTCTTTATAGGATATACTTTTACCACTCTTACTTTTTCTGGTTTAAAAACATATATTTCGTGACCGAATTGCCGTGTAGTATCCCTATAATCCACATTCGGTTTTAAATCTGATAAATCTATTTGAGCAGCATATTTTCTGGATTTCTTAAAAATAGAATACCAATTGCCCAAATCTGTACTCAGCGTTAATCCGGGTTCTCCAGAACCACCAATAGCCAATGAAGAAAGGTCTGATGGAGAATGCTTGGGGTCTATTCGAAAATTTGGATTATTGGTTAAATGCCAATAAATTCCATGATAATTTTTAAATTGATAATCGTTATAAAAATTCTCAAATGTATTATATTGTCTGGCAAGTTTTATTAAAGGAATTAAACGCTTTGTTCTGGATAAATTTTGAATAGATTCTTCCAAAACATCATGAACCGACCAAAGAATTTTATCACCTTTATCACCACCATCCCATTCCACTTTCTCAAAACCAAGTTGTATTGCTAATTCAATTAATCTAACTTTCTGTTTATCATTTGGTTGATAAAATTCATTATGAACATTAAGGTCAGTACCATAATAAAATATTCTTTGCCATCCTCTTTTCCACAATATAACAACATTATCATCTTTCGGGTCACCACCAACATGTTTTAAAGCATCCAAACCATGTTCGCGTTTTACAGGAATAAAAGTTCCATCAGGTTTTTGCCAAGAATATGCAAGTTTTTTAAGTTGCTCTTTACTTTCTATTTCTTTCAATATATTGACTAATTTAATCACATTTAATAAATATATGAATAAACTTGAAAATTGGTGCATCCGCTCGGACTCGAACCGAGACCGCTAGCTTAAAAGGCTAGCAGTCTATCCAGTTGACTTACGGATGCAAACAAGATACCATCTTTTTAGTCTGCTTGATTAGCGGATTGTATTAGAATTGCTGTTGGTATCTTAAATTGGTCAGGTGGAAGAGGTTCGAACTCTTTCCGACAGATTCACAGTCTGTGATGCTATTCGAATACACCACGCACCTGATAAAGTAACACGGTCAAGTTTACTAGCGAACCGTTGCCCACTTTTTGCTTACTTTCTTTCGATTTCATGGGACTCATGGGCCGTCTGACGTTATCGCTTCATTCCGTTTTTACGGAAACATATTACTTTATAAATTTGGCAGGCAGGGTTGGATTCGAACCAACGTAACTTAGAGTTTTGTTGTTAGAGTATGTAACTAAAAATAAACCAACAACGCCATTAACTCATGACATGAAACCGCTCTGTTACCTGCCCATAAAAATTGGCTCCAGAGGTAGGCATCGAACCTACAACCTTGCGGTTAACAGCCGCACGCATCTACCGATTGAGCTACTCTGGAATTAAATCATGATACAATAACCTCTGAAAATTCACATTCATCTTTCAAAGTCTTTTTAGCAATCCCTTTCGGGAATTCCTTTCGGAATGTGGTCATCTAAAAAGAGTCAATCACCAAGAATGTTTATTAGGCAATTGATATCATATTATTGTATCTTAAATTAACTTGGCTTTTTTAAGCCTTTTTGTTTGCTGTTTGCTTAAATCATTCAATGTTTTCAGTAAATGTTCTTTTAGAACATCAGAGCATTTACAACCATTGACCTCTACAGCAATTTTTTTCTCAATTAACTTCTGTGCTAATGATAGTTTTTCTCCCGGTTCTGGAATATCAGTGAAGTAAAATTCAATTCCAGCTTTAACTAATTTTCGACCAGATTCACCAAGGATACCGGTCAGAAATATAGCTTCCGGGTCTATGACTTTACACCGCACAGCTTTAGGAACATATGCCATTGAGGCAAGTAATTCCGGGACCACCATGAATTGTAATTTTACTTTTTTCATATACTGTTGTTATTTTTTGTTTAATTGAGCTTCCAATTCAGCTAATCTTTGAGAGATTCTGAGTCTTTGCTCTGATGTTAATTCTTTTACCGTCAATCGTTTCTTACAACGATTCAAACGATTTTTCAATTTACCAAGTTTGTGTGACTCATTCATTTTGTTTTCCTTTTGTTAATTCTTCTTTAAAAAGTTGTTCTTCCCAAGCTGATAATTCACCATTAGATTGTAATTTTTTCCAATTAATTTCTTTTTCTCCCTTAGCAAGAGTTTCAAGAATATGTTTCTTTATTCTCAAAGACTTTTCATAAATTCTAATTTCATCTTTGGAGAGGTAATCTTGTACTTTAGTCTTACATAAGTCAAATTCAGTAATATCATCATGACACTTTTCACAACTATGACCATTACAGGAACTACCACCACAATTAGGGTCCAGACAAATAATAATTGCTGTATCACAAAGATCACACCACTCAACAAAATATTTGTCTTTCCACTTTTTACCACCAAAAACTTCTTTTAACAATCTGTCTTCATTCATAATTTTTCTTAAATGGTGCTCAGAGCCGGAGTTGAACCGACACAATCCGCTCATCAAGCGAAGGGACTACCATTATCGTACCTGAGCATAATGAGATTTATGTGATAGTTCTGTGATTTTACTTTCGTAAAGGCTCCCGCTAAGACTCCTTACCCTTGTTTCTCATGTGTTCAACCAAATTTTATTTGGCCGGCCTAGTCTGTCTATATCACGAGCACGGTTTTACTCTTTTCAATCTCATAAAAATTAAATCCCGTAGCCAAGCGAACACCCGAAAGGGTGACCAGTGAGACTGTAGATTATTAAGAAAAAGATTGGAATCAATTTCTTTACCTACCGTCATGGGCATTGCACCCACCTACGGGAAATCTTTCCTTTATTATAACACAATCCTTTGGATTGTCAATTTTAAATTGGTACGAGTGACAGGAATCGAACCTGTATATTTGGTTCCACAAACCAACGTTCTACCATTAAACTATACTCGCATTATGAAATTATTTATTTAAATGATTTTTAATATACCACGTTTCTAAATCATTAAGTAATTCTTGAATCGTGGAATAATATCCCCCTTTAGATGGGGGAAGTTTTAATCTAAATGCTCCAGTATGGCGATTTACAACCCACTTTCCAGCATATTTTGGATTCCAATCTGCAGCCATTTGAACAGCATTGGCAAACCATTCATTTCCTAAAAATATCTTACCTGCGCCCTTTACTATATCAGGTTCTCCAAATTTTACCCAAAAATGTTCGGTTTTAGCATTTTTATCTTGACCTGATAAAACTTCATTAACAATTTTTTTATTTGATATTTTTTTATCAATTACTGAGACTAATTTTGGAAAAGAATCGTAACCATCATCAGTAGTAAAATGACCAGCATCATCAACTGTAATAATTGTTGACCCAAAGAGTTTTTCAAATTTTTCTTTAGTTTTTTGATATGGAACATCAGTGTCGTCATTACTTAGAAAAACAATAGAAAATCCTATATTATTTTTAACTTTCTCTATGTCTATTGGTGTCTCAATCCATTGTTTAGCAATCTTTTTTTCTTCATCACCCAAATTCTTAAGGTCAAAAAAACCAGCAACAAAAACAACACCACCAACTTTTGTATCAATAGTTTCTAAATATCTCATTATAGTTTGGCATCCTATACTATGTCCTATGAAATAAGTATTTTTATTGGGTTCGCCTACAATATTTGATAGAAAAGGTATCCAATCTTTTATGGTTGGATTATCAGAGTGAGGCATAGTTGGACAAATAACATTATATCCTAACTTTTTAAGTGATGATTTAGTATAGGGTATCCAATTATCTTCAGGAGACCCCGACCATCCGTGGACTATAATTATTGTTTTATCATTTTTATCTTCTTTGGATAAAACCTCTTTAACAATTTCCTTGATTAGCCATTTCAATTGAGATTTCTTCATATAAATAAATATGAAATAGATTTTAATAAAATTGGTAGCCCTACTCAGAGTCGAACTGAGTTCCCCGACTTGAGAAGCCAGAATCCTTTCCTATTAGACGATAGGGCCAAATTGGTCAGGCTGGCGAGATTTGAACTCACGACCTCTTGCACCCCAAGCAAGCGCTCTACCAAGCTGAGCCACAGCCTGAAAAATTGGCAGCGCCGAAGGGAGTCGAACCCTCATCGTACTCGCTGAAAACGAGTTGTTCTAAGCCAATTAAACTACAGCGCCATTAAAATGTAATATAAAAGTTAAAATAATTTATTCTACTACCCTCAAATCAATTGGAGGAAGAAGTAAATTTACGGAATTTGTTACAATAAATCCACATTGCGATTCAAAATAGAATAAAGATTCTGAACCATCATCATATACCATATCATAAGCATAATAAAATTGTTGACCTAATTGTAATCCATATACTGGAATATTAATAGCATTTCCTATGGCTTCAATCTGGCAGTTGTATGCATCAAATGCCACCCCCGGATAATTGGTGGAAGGACCAACCGGCCATAAAAATTGATTTGTATAAGTCTTTAATTGAGAACCATAATACAGATGAACATAAGAAATGTGCGGGATGCCGAATCCATTAGGCTGACTAAGGTAGATATTTACCATAGCTGCACCAACTTGACTAGATTCATTAATAGAAGTAGTTGGAATACCTGTTGACATGGATAACGTTAAAAAAAATATACAACAGAACATTAAAATCTTTTTCATAAATTATCTACCAATAATTATGAACCATCATTCAATTTTGTCAACAATATTATGATGTTAGTATCTAAATTAAAATAATTTATTCTACTACCCTCAAATCAATTGGAGGAAGAAGTAAATCTGCGGAATTTGTTACAGTAAATCCGCATTGTGATTCAAAAATAGGTAAAGATTCTGAACCATCAGAATACACAAAATTATATTTGCAATAAAATTGTTGGCCTAATTGTAATCCATATACTGGAACCTTAATGGCATTTCCTATAGACATAATCCGACAGTTTTCCGCATCAAATGCCACTGCAAGATTAGTGGATGAGCCAACCGGCCATAAAAATTGATTTGTATATGTTTGAAATTGCGGTCCATAATACACATGGACATAGGAGATATATGGGACACCAACTCCATTAGGTAAGTTGAAATAAATACTCACCATAGCCGAATAAGACATGAATAACATCAAAAAAAACACATAACAGGAAATTAAAATCTTTTTCATAAACTATCCATCAATAATTATAAACAATCATTCAGTTTTTGTCAACAATATTATAATGTTAGTGTCTAAATTAATTTTAGAGGGTCTTACCACGGCGGATGCCGTTCAGACTGTTCAGACGTTGTTGCGTCCCGCTTAATGATTACAAATCATTTCAGTCCCTCTAAATTGGTGGATAATATGGGAATCAAACCCATACAGGCTAACCTGTTTGTTATCAGCATTCACTGAACTTGTCATTTAATATTAAAAGAAAATGACGGGCCAACCTTCACTGTATCAATCTTACCCAAAATTGTCATTTATAAAGTCTTCTATTTCTTTATCAGAAATATTAAGGCGTTTTGCTTTTCCTTTTTGATAAGAAACTAATGCTTCCTTACAAAACCGTGTCATTTGTGGTACCCACCACTTAGCTATTGATTTTGCTTCTTTCCAAGCACTCTTTTCATAAATCCATCCAATCGGAGTAAGTTGAGTATTAAAAGGCGGGTCAAAATATGCTTTACTATTATCATCACCATTTAATCTATGACTAGATTCATGTAGAAAAATAGAATACTCTCTATAATTTAAAATATTAGGGCAAATAATATTGTGATAATTAACAATTGGGACCACAACACAATTACCATTATAATTTGATGATAAATTCCAATCAGTTATCCATTTCACCGTCCCAAGAGATGGCTTTAATTCTAATCCATGTTTCTTAATCAATTCTAAAGCATGTCTCTGATATTTATTGAATTTAATAAATTGTTTTAATTGAATGACAGTTTGGGCACAGCCATTCCAAATTTTCTGGAATATTATTCCATCTACAATCATCTTTATGATTGATTTCAAGTTTAAGTTTCTTTCCATACCATTCACCACCATTTTTACAGTCAACACATTGTATAGGAATATTTTTTTCTTCACAATATTCTTTATATGCTCTTCTGAATTTATTTGACCTTTCTCTATCGTTAGTTTTTCTAAAAATTAGAATTTCAGACCAGTGTTTTCTTTTGGCCTTACCAGTTCCTCTTGGACCTGCATGCGCTGCTTTTCCTAGAAAATGACTTGTATTAAAATTTAACTTTTTTACTCTTGATTGGTAATGTTGATATGCTGCCCCACCTATAGGAGCACCACATGCTCTAATTACGTCACTCCAAGAAATAGAATTTTTAACTATTTCTGACAATTCTTCGTTTGTAGTAATTTCTCTCATATTAAATAAATATGATGAAATTAGTAAAGCGCTTAATTTTATTTTAGCGCTCTACTATTAAAATGGTCCCCGTACCCGGATTCGAACCGAGCTCATTCGGTCTTCAGCCGAAGGCAATCACCAGATTTGCTAAACGGGGAAAGCTAGATGCCAGACGCCTTTCGGCGTTTTGATGGGTTTGAACCATCTTGTCATTGCTTTATAGTGCATTGATTTTACCTTTTGGGTGTTGCTGTGGGCATCTAAAAATTTTCTAGTCCCAACTGATACACATACCAAGTGTATAGTTGCTTCACAAGTGTTGTGGTTATTTCAGCCATACGGCTCAAGTAAGAGCTACTTACTCTCAACACCGCAATAGGATTTTACCTATAATGAGGGATAGATTGGTAGCCAGCCCT